GCCAGCTCGTCGCCGAGATCGTTTTTGATGAGTCGACCGGCCTGCCCGTCCCTCAGATGGGCGACGCCGTGATGATGACGGACGACTCCGGCAATCCGATTTTTGACGGGGTGATCCTGCGCAGGAGCGCGGGCAGCGAGGAGACAAGCATGAGCTTTACGTGCTTCGACCGCGGAATCTACTGCCGGCGCAACGACGGCACCTATAAATTCCGCGACGCGACACCGGAGAGCATTACCCGCCAGGTCTGCGCCGACTACGAGATCCCCGTCGTGTCGCTGCCGTCGACCGGCGTGAAGATCAACCGCAAATTTGCAGGCGTCGCACTGGATAAGATTTTTGAAACGGTATGGACGTTGGCCACACAGCAGACTGAGGACAAATACGCCATCACATACACGCCAAAGGGTCTCCTGGTGGCCGTCCGAGACGTCAGCGAGCGCAGTATCGTACTCAAAGCAGAGTCGAACCTGATGGACGCTAAGACGGTGGAGGACGCGACCAATATGGTCAATAGTGTGGCCATCTATGACGCGGACGGCAGCTTTAAGCGCCGTATGGGTACCGATGACGCACAAAAGCTGTTTGGCATGATGGAACGCCACCTCACGGAGAATGCATCTTCTGACGTCGATATCGACAAGGAGGCGCAGGCCCTTCTTGATGAAGGTGGTATGGCGCAAACGGTCACGGTCGATGTCCTTGGAGATCTCTCGCTGATCACCGGTCAGACGGTCGTCGTGAGGGAGAACAAGACCGGCCTGCAGGGGATCTTCTGGATCGACGCAGACGTCCATACCTGGAAGCGCGGAAATTACTACTGCAAGCTAACACTCAACTGCCGGAACGTCGTTTCCGGCACCATTGCCGGAGGTGATTTGACATGAGCCAAGAAAGTGCCCGCGACCCCTACGTTGGAATCAACCAACATATTTCGCGGCGCGCCGGTAATGAGCAGCACCCGACCTACACGATTGGCAGGATATTATCGCTCGATCCGATCAAGATCCGCGCCGACGGTATCGACCTCGAGAAAGAGGATCTTCGTGTGGCGGAGTCTATGCACCCCAATTTTATCGCTGACCTTGAAGCCAGAGAAGGGGTTGGCATCAAGACCCGACTGCCTGAAAAGGTTGTACAGGTATTGGAAAGTGGCATCGGACCATTTTTGTTTCTCAGGCCGGAGGAGTACGTATTTGGGTGGGTTGTTCTCAATGTCGACGATGAGGTTTTACTCATGCGTTCTAACGACGGGCAGACATACTACCTCATTGACAGGATGGTGGCAATATGAACATCTTCCCCTTGCTGGAATCTCCCGTGCCCGAATCGGACACCGCGCTGCCGCTGGCACGTGAAGTTCGATGGGATTTTACCAAGGACGAGCCCGTCTGGCACGGCGGGAACCCCGCGACGGTGACCGGCGCGGAGGCTGTGTTGGTGTGGGCCTGGAACACGCTCAATACGTCGCGCTATCTGCATGACGTGTTTACCCATAATTACGGACAGGATCTGCAATCCCTGATCGGCGAGGCCTATGGCGATGACATCAGGCAGTCAGAGGCAATACGTTGTATCCGCGAGGCATTGGAGATCAATCCCTACATCAAGACTGTCCACCAAATCAGCGTGCGGTTTGAAGGGGCAACACTGCATCTGTCTTTCAAGGCAAAAACTATTTACGGGGAGGTAATACTCAATGACGGAAAAATCGCCCTTTGAGAGCATGACGCCGGAAAGCATCAAGTCCGAGATGCTTGGGCGCGTGATCAATGCCGGCGTCGATGTGGATGCCCGTGAGGGCAGCTATGCCAATGTACTTTTGAGCGAGGCTGCCTACGTCATGTGGAAATACGGCCAGACACTGAATGGTTTTATCGACATTCTGTTTCCGAGCGCCAACAGTGGGCGTTACCTCGACCTGCATGCAGCGCAGATCGGTATGACCCGTCAGCCCGGCGCAAAGGCAGAGGTGACAGTGACATTCTCGGGCGTGGACGGCACGAAGATCCCATCAGGGACCGTTGTGTGCACGCCGAGCGCGCTGCGCTTCCTGACAACAGAAGAGGTCACCATCGCTGCCGGGCTTGCCAGCGTGCTCTGCATCGCTGAGGATATCGGCGCGGACTACAACGTGCCGGAGGCGACCGTCACGCAGATGGCGGTCAATATCCACGGCGTGCATGGCGTCACCAACGCGGCCGCCGGCGTCGGCGGCGCGGATGAAGAGAGCGATGCGGATCTGTGGGCTCGATACCATGAACGCCGCACGGAGCCGATCACATCAGGCAACGCCAACCACTACGTGATGTGGGCAAAGGAGGTCACGGGCGTTTCCTATGCCCGCTGCATCCCGCTGTGGAATGGCAATGGCACCGTCAAGGTCATCATTGCCGGCGCAGACAAAAAGCCGCTGGATGACACGATCGTGACCGCTTGCGCGGAACACATTGAGGCAGAGCGCCCAATCGGCGCGACGGTAACGGTGGTCTCGGTCACGGAGGTTGAGATTCCGATCGTTGCCAAGATCAAACTCGTCAATGGTCATAGCCTCGACGAGGTCAAAGCGGATCTTTCTACGGCGGTCAGTGCGCTGCTGGGAGCACTGCCGTTCGCCGAAGAACAGAGCGTACCGTACAGCCGATTCCTCGCGTGCCTTCTGCAGTGCGCAGGCGTAGCCGATTACAGCACCTTCACCGTCAACGGAGTGAAGACGGCGCTGCGAATTAGCTCAGGCGCGATTCCCGTGCTCGGCACTGTTGACGTAACGACCTATTAAGGCGGTGGAGCATGGAGAATCGCGAAAAAGTACCTATCCGGTATCGCAAAAATGCACAGACGGCCGCACTGCTCGACACGCTCGGGCTTTCCGCCCAGCAGATGGCAGATCTCGTGGAAGATGTCAAAAAGCAGTTTTTCATCGAGACAGCCACGTGGAGCCTGCCGCTCTGGGAACAACAGGTGGGTATTACGCCACCGACAGGTGCCACCGAAGCATCACGCCGCAGCGCACTAAAGGCACGCCTGTTGGCCGGCGGCAACACCACCGCGGACACGATCCGCGACATGGCTACAGCGATGACCGGATACGCTGCCCGCGTCATCATGAACGACGACTATAGCTTCACGCTGGAATTCCTTGGCGAGATGGACGACCTTGTTGAGTTAGATCTGAGCAGCCTGACCGATTCCGTCAATCTCATCAGTCCGGCACACCTACGTTTTATCATCGCCGGTCTGACGTGGGAACGGTTTGAGGCTGTCAACATGACATGGCAAAAACTGGAAGATATGAACATGACGTGGGAACGGTTGGAAGAGTCCGTTCCCATTGTCGGAACGAAACAGTAAAGGAGAACAATATGAGAAGTCAGGGACGGTTTGGTGCCAATTACAGCGTGAATGGGCACCGCACGAGCGGCGAGCGCCGCGTCGACTTTAATAAGGGGTATAGTTTCCTCTTCGAACGCTGCTTTGAAGAAAATACCTTGGAGGAAATTGAGAAAATCGACTGGTCTCATGTCACTGTGAAGACACTGGATGCGAACTATCCTCCCTGCGGCCTTCCTGAAGGATATTCCTTCGTTGTCAAGGATATTCAGTACATTAAGTGCTACGACAGCTTTGAGGTGACGATTGAAGTCGACAAACAGTACTGGGGCGATGTGACGCCTTATCAGGCGCAGATTGCCGAGCTGACGGCGGCATCCGAGGCCAAGGACAGTGAGCTTTCCGAGAAAAACGCCCTGATAGCGGAAAAGGCGCAGCAGATCGCGCAGAAAGACAGCAAAATTGCGGAAATGGCAGACGCCGAGCAGGCGGCGAAGATCCTGCTCGGCGAGGCCGACTAACGGGGATGTGATAGGATGACCGCCTACGAGCAGGCCGATCAGGAGCGCAAGCAGCTATGGGATAGAAAAGAGCTCGTCAAATCGCAGTTAAAGGACATCGTCAATCCGGAAGAGCTCGCCAAGCAGAAAAAACGCTATGGCATTCTTGAGGCAATGTATGAAGAAGCCCTGCTGCGTATGGAGGCTGCCCGACCGCCGAAGGACAAGCGGCGGAAGGCCCCCAAGCAGCGCAGGATCGCTCTTTATATGGAAGGCGTCCTTGAATCCGAAAACGCTTGCCGCGGCGAAGCTAAAGACGGTGCTGTTGCCGATATTTTCGGGAATACGGTGCGTTGGACGGATCTTGACATTGATCCGGATGACGAAGGCAAAAAAGCCCGCCTGATGCGATGCCTCAAGCGCGGAAAAGCCGCCTGCTCGCCTCGGCAGCAGGAAATGCTTGATTTGTTTTTGCAGGGGAAATCGATTCGGGAAATTGCAGAAGCAACGGGGGTGGATAAGACCACAGTGTCGAGAACTCTAAAGCGCGCAAAGAAAACGATCAACGAAATCGAAGGAGCCATGCGCAACGAAGAGCGCGCAGAAGCTCGGGGCGTTATTGATTTTTCTTCAAGAGAAGTGGCCGAGG